GGGTGGATGGAGAAAGCAAGAAACATATCGCCCGTGTTTGAAAAGAAGGAAAGCCGGTTGTTTGATTTAATTCTACAGCTGCATGCTACCCATAAGAAAAACAAGTTTGTAGGGGAGATATTTTCAAGACCAGAGGAACTTATTATTCCAAAGGAAAAATTATATGATTATTGTTTGAACAAGAATCATCCAGTAGGTGGCCCGAAAGCTGTTGCCTTTGAAAAATATTTAGGGTATACTCAAAGTGACTATAAGAAACTTGAAAATCTAATAAGGGAAAATATTGATAAAGCTTCTTATGAAGATAGAGGAATAAATAATCAAGGGCATAAATATGGTGCTGATTTTTTTGTAGATGATTTAAAAAATGAGAGAATCCTTCTTACAACAGGGTGGATTATAGACAATGGAACATCGAAACCACGATTAACAACAGCTTATTTGAAACCTGAAATCAAGGAGGGGGAAATATGAAACCTAAAGAACTAGACTGCGTTGAATTAAAAAACGGAAAAAAGGGATGCTTACTTCATGAATTTCCTAATGGAGATTTTCTAATGGAGCCTTATGAAAGCCCTGCTGTAGAAGATCAAATAGAAATTTCCAGAGATGAAATAAAAAAAATAATCTATGTTTCTTAAGCCCCCTGCTCCGGCAGCGGGCTTTTCTTATGCCTAAAATCAGATAGTTTTTTAGCAGACCATCAGGCCTGCTATTTTTTATGCATTGAAAAGAGAGGAGAACAAAATGAAGAACCTGAAAGCGATTGCAATGACGATGGCCCTGGTGGCCGGTATTACGGGTACGGCCTTTGCGGCCGACATCCGGGAGATCGTAGGGGACCCGGGGACCGAAATCACGGACCGGAACCCGACCTGTTACCAGGCTAAGACGGTAGCCGGCCACTATCTGGAATCCTACGTGGAAAATGATGTGGCCGTTACGAAACAGGATGGGGAAGTGGTGCTGGAATATGAAATCCAGCGGAGCGACTTTGTCCCCTTCGACTTCGATTCCAATCAATAACCCATACATTACCCTGTGCAGACCTTATGGGCCTGCTTTTTTATTACTCTGATAGCATCGGCCAGGCGCCGGTCTATATAAATCAATTGCCCCAGGCGGGCAGGAGGAAACGATATGTATACCCTTGATCAAATCTTTGCCGCCCTTGGCGGGGTGGAAAACGGTGGTGCCATGGTGGCGGATCTGCAGGCCCTCATCACCGGTGCCCGGAACGAAGCAGCCGCCAACCGAGTGGAACGGAACAAGGTGCTGGACGCCCTTGGCCTCCGTGGTAGCGAAAACCCCGAAGCAGCCCTGAACAACCTGCGAACGACTCTGGAAGCCCTGAAAAAGACGGGCAATCCGGAAACCCTGGGCAGTCAGATCACCGCCCTGCAGGACCAAGTGAAGGAGCTGACGGATAAGTATGCTGCATCCGAAGAGAAAGCCAAAGCTGAACACACGAAGCGCATCAACACGGCAATGCATTCTGCACTGCAGGCCGCCCTGGCCAAAGGGAATGCACTGAATCCGGAAGCCTTCATCAAGCTCCTGGAGGACAAGGTGGAGGTAGGCAATGATGATTCCCTGAGCATGAAGGTAGGGGACAAGGCCGTTTCCATCGATGAAGGTGTGAAGGACTGGCTGACGACCAATCCCTGGGCTGTGAAGAACACGGCTGCAGGAGGGGCCGGAAGCGGCAGCGCTGGCAACCCGAAAAAGGTGTATACCCCTGATGATCTGAAAGGCATGACGCCGGCTGAGATCAACGCACACTGGAATGAAATCAAAGATTCTATGAAAGGATGATTGAAATGGCAATTTCTACTTTTATCCCTGCCCTGTGGTCCGCACGTCTGCTGGCCCACCTGGACAAGAACCTGGTCCTGGGCAATCTGGTGAACCGGGACTATGAAGGCGAAATCAAGAACCTGGGCGACCGGGTAAAGATCAACCAGATTGCTGACGTAACCATCAAGGATTACAAGAAAGGCACTGATCTGGTGTATGACGACACCGACGGCACCCCCACTGAACTGGTCATTGACCAGCAGAAATACTTCGCCCTGAAGGTGAACGACGTGGACGCTGCCCAGGCCAACATCGACCTGATGGACCGGAGCCTGGAACGGGCTTCCTACGCCCTGCGTGATGTAATCGATCAGCGGGTAGCCGGCCACGCCAAGGAAGCCGACACCATCTTGACCCTGAAGGACATGGAAGCCCCGGAACAGGCTTACGAAACCATCGTGAAGATGGGTACCAAGCTGGACGAGAACAACGTACCCCGAATCGGCCGCTGGCTGGTGATCCCGCCCTGGCTGTATGGTCTGCTGCAGAAGGACCAGCGTTTCGTTGGTACCGGCAGCGCTGCGGCGGAAAGCCGTCTGACCACCGGCAACGTGGGCTCTGCAGCCGGCTTCCAGATCTATGAATCCAACAACCTG